TCGCACTTCTGGCTAAGTAAGTTTTCTTGTGTTTGTTATTAAAAGCCCATATAGCATATGTACCTTTAAGAGATTCCATAGCTTCTGATACTTTTATCTTTATTTCTAACATACGCGGTATAATACAGCTGTCTGTCCTATCGGTAAAATCTTCGTCGGGAAAATACTCTCTACATAAACTCTCAAAATTACTAATAATACCGTTATGAGCCACTATCCAATCACCATAAATGAACGGGTGATTGTTTATCGCTTCAAATGATTTTGTTTCAACAGTAGGGCCACGGGAATGATATAAAAAGTAACGACCGTGAGTGTCTATACCCGGCGGGTTAAAACAGTCTATAGGTTCATTAAAAATACCTTCAGTTTTGTGTACGTGGTATTGATCATTAGAGTCTAATGTTAGTGCACCTGAACTATAATAACCTCTTGCAAGATTATCTTTGTATAACTTAAAAGCTATATCTTTATTTTTACTACCTGCTATACCGCACATATTATGTTAAATAGGTTAAAGGTTTGCAATCGTATTGTTCCCAAGGAATGTTACGTGAATATTTAATAGGGTCAATAGCTTTGTTGTCAATAAAACCTTTGATGCGTGCTGCACATGATACACATTCCCCGCAAGCTGGGTCAGTACCCTCATAACAGGTATGTGTTTGTCTAAAGTCTACTTGTAAGTCAATACCGGTTTTAATAACCTCTTCTTTAGAGTAACGCATAAACGGTGCATTAACCTTGATCGTGTTTTTGCGATTAAGACCGTATATGTCGTTAACCTTATTAAGAAACATTGACGTGCAGTCCCAATAACCACTAAAGTCGTCGGTTTCTACTGCACCGTAAAACAGGTCTTGAGCCCCAATAGATTCAGCCCAACCAGCAGCTGAAGTAAGTAAAAGTAAATTTCTAAAAGGAACGTAACTCAAGGGCTGTGCATTACCGATATCATCTTTAGCTTTCGGTATTTTGAGATTAGTATTAGTTAAAGCAGACATCGTGGAGATATCTCTAAAGAAATCCATATTAATTACTTTATGCTCTTTAACATTACACGCTTTAGCTTGAAACTTAGCACATTCAATCTCTCGAGCAATCCGCTGCCCGTAGTTAAAAGTAACAGCATATACTTCATCGTATTTGAGCGTTTTAGTTACATAATGTAATAATACGGTACTATCCATACCGCCTGATAATATGACTAGTGCTTTTGACATATGGTTATAATAGTGTAGATTTATAGAAATTCAATAAAAAAGTAGTAAATAATGTATATGAAAAACTTGTTTCAAGATGCATTCGTCCAATCCCTCAAAGAAGATCTAGATAAAGAAGGTACCGCTTTTACTGGTGCTTTGAATGCAGCTGAAAAAAACCATAAAAGTACTATGAAAGTTCCTGGTACAGATAAAAATATAAAGGTTACTGGTCATAAACTAGAAACAGAAAAAGATAAAAAATGGATTCAACATGCACATGTTAAAAAAGGCGGTCTTCATAAAGCACTACATGTAAAGCAAGGTGAAAAGATTCCTGCTGCAAAATTAAATAAAGCTTTACATAGCAAAAACCCGCACATGAAGCACATGGCCCAGTTTGCTAAAAATGTACAAAAAGAAACCATTAAAGAACATTTAATGACAAATATGGAAGCTAAGCCAGCTCCAACAAACGCTGCTTCAGCTCCTGCCCCTGCACCAGTAACGAATGATGCTGATGCTGAAAAAGCAGCATACGGTAAGACTTTAGATCCTAATACCAAGCCAGATGCTTTTGATGGAGCAAAGAACCCAGCTCTTAAACTTGATACAGAAGGCGTAGCTAAAGCACGTGAATGGATTAAGAAGCTTGATGATATGGCTACTTTTATTAACGGTACAGATGAAAGCAGTTTAAATGCGCAGATTAATGCGTTAGAAATGCGTAACTCTATTCCTTTTAAGGGCATTGTTCGTCGTGAAGAAAAACGTATCACTAAGTTAGCTGAAAATTTACGTGGTTTAGCAGAACTGTTTAAGACTGTTGTTACAAGTTCTGGTAAAAAGATTCATGATGCTACTAGCCGCATTACTTCTCGTTAAACCGGCTTTTTAACTAAAGAATACTGTATAAAACCTCTCATACCTTTAAAGGTATTTTGTAGTATATTGTTGTGCGGTATTTCATCCTGCTTTTGTTTGGTACAAAGCTCGTTTAAGTCTTTATACTGACTATATTCTTTAGGCCAAATAAACACCGACTCTCCTCTATCTAATAACTCTTTAGTTACTTTATAAGAAGTAACATCAACCCACTGATTGTCTAGTACATATACTAGTTCGTGCATAGGGTATGATTTTTGTATTAACTCTAACTGTTCTTCAGTAGGGTGAATACCAGCTAGTGCTACACTATTACGTAAAAACATAGCATCAATAGGGCCTTCTTGTAAGAATATATATTCTATATCAGGCGATACTTTATCTAGATTAAATACCCCTTTATCGCTGTTAACTTTAGATAGATACTTTGCTTTATCTTCATCCTCTTTATACAATGCTCTTGATTGATAGGTTACAATCTTACCTTCTGTATTATAAAACGGAAACACTACTCTATTTTTATGAGTAACGTCAGTTAAGCTAATCCAAAGCGATTTAGGTTTGTTTATAGCAGTGTTTAAGCGTCTCTTATTGATAAACTCAAGAGCATCCTTAACTACCTGGTTCTCTTTATAAAACGATACCTGATTACTGTCGAATAAGTTTATACTATCGTATGGTAAAGGATTAGGGTTAGCTTTCTTATAAAAGTCTGACTTCTTAATAACATCTTCTACTGTATCTGCATGAGAACCGGCTTGAGAGAGTATTTCGCACAGAGGCAAGTTAGTCATTTCTTTAACAAACTCTAATCCGTTCTTACTTTCATTACAGTTATGACAGTATAGGTGATCGTCTTCAGGAATATAGAAAAACCTGCGTTTCTTACCAGCACTCTTACCTTCATGACAGTATGGACATTCGCCAGTATACGTGTTAGTATTCTTTTTATACGTAGGACGCTTTGTATACTGATAGAACGTCTGTATTACAAAGTTTTGCGGTATAATCATAAAGTAAATATATAATATAATATGTCTTCAAAGAATAGCAAATATATTCAAGGAATTTATACCCCTATTAACAAAAACAAATATATGGGTAATGGTAATCCTGTGTATAGGTCTTCATTAGAAAGAGATTTCTTTTTATTCTTTGATCAAAATCCAAATGTTACTGCTTGGGTAAGTGAGGGCATAGTTGTTCCTTATTATAGTAGTATTGATAATAAAGTACATAACTATTATGTAGATTTAGTAGCAGCAATCAAGGAAAAAGACGGTACAGTACAAAAATATTTGATTGAGTTAAAACCACACTCTCAAACTCAACCACCACAATCTAATGATAGAAAAAGAAAAAGCACTATACTGTACGAACAGTTAATGTGGCACAAGAATCAGAGCAAATGGAAAGCCGCGAGTGAGTACGCGGCTAAAAAAGGTATGAAGTTTGTAGTTCTTACCGAAAAATACTTAACTCAATCCTGACCTTCGTAGTCGTAAGGGTTTTGACTTCCTGTACCGCCAACGATTTCTTCAGGTTCTGGTTCTTTAAAACCAGCTAGCTCTTCACCAGAAGGTTTTCTACCTCTTGATTTAATTTTACCAATAGAAGCCTTGAGCTTATCTGCAGCTTTGCTCTTATCTACTGGAGTAACCTTCATACCGAACTTTGCTAAACGATCTCTAATAGCTGCTTTCCTTAGTTCAGCAGGATCGATTTGAGGTTCTTCTAAATCAGCAGGTGCCTCTTCTCCTTGAGCAGCATTAATCATTGCTTGCACATCTTGCATGTTACCAACAAAAGGTCTTTCACCTGGTAAAGTATTTTTTAATGATTTGTAGATCTCTTCTGGTGCAACTCCCTGTGCAACTAAAGCGTCTACTTTTTCTTGATCTCTAGGATCAATCTTAGTAGCACCAGTAGGGGCTGAAGCTTTAGGGGCAGGTGCAGCACCGTCACCGATTTTACCTGCATTAAACTCTTTACGAGCATAAGCATAAGCTGTATTTTTTGAAAGACCTTGTTTTTCAAGTTCTGCTGCTCTTGCTAAGATAGCAGGATTCTTTGGTTTAGCCATCTCTACATCGAGCATGTTTTCAGAGATATAGTTAACTGCTTCGTTAAATTTCATATTATATACTTATTATATTTTAATCTGATTCTTATCAGGTGGTAATCCAAGTTGAGTAGCTAAGAGTTCTTGTTCTTTAATGTCTTTTGCTATTAAAGAGTCTTCTTCTCCAAAAAACTCACACTTTTCATTAATATATAATGAGATTTGTGCAATACGTTCTAATGGATTTCCGTAAACCGGAATAATAGGCGGGCAATCATCAGCATCGAAAAATCCCGATTTACCGCTTTCCCAAGCTTTAAATAAACCATCAAATAATAATGCTATTTCACCACGATACACTGGGTCTATATCTCTATTTTCCTTCATTTGAAGAAGTACATCGTTTTCTTTAGTTAAAGGTATATAGAAGATAACGGAGTAGAACTTGACCGCTTCTCTCACCTGCTTTACACATTTATCAATAAAAGCTTCATCAATATCTCCTAAGCCTTTTTCAAACAACCATAAAGAATAAACCAAGTTATCAATAGGTGTACGATCGAAAACCATTTTCTTTTTACCGTAGTTAGCCATTGCTTCATCAACAAGAAAATTAAGTATAGTTTCTTGAGATTTTTTATTGCCTTCTTTATTAATCTTGAGTTTCTTGCTTTTAATAAGGTCTCGATAAGATTTTTCAGGTCTTACAAGTTGTGACCATTGTATAATCATGTCATCAACAAGTGTAGATTTACCTACACACTGTGTACCAATGACACCTATTTTGCTAAGTTTAGAATGACTCATTTTTTAAATTTACGCTTTATACTAATATTGGCAACCTCATCATCTTCAGGTGGTTGACCAGTTTCAATATCTACCCAATCAAGTACACAGTTGTCTGACGGATAATAACCCATAGCCCTAACAAAAGCATTAAACTGTTCTGTTAGTTCTTCTAAACCAACTTGACCATCAAGTGTAATTTCAATCTTACAAGGTACACTAACGTTGGTGTCGTCATCAGTATGCTCTAACGTATATGTGAATTTTATTTCTTGTTTCATACATTATACCATTTCTTCAATTATACCGAGTATTTCTGCTACGATTAGTAACACACCAGTAACCCAAAAGCTACCAAAGCAAAGGCACGTACCCGCAATAATGCGGATAATGCTTTTAATGATACTAATGTTTTTATGTTTTTTAGGGTCAGGAATATCGTTCATATATTAAACCTTGAGTGCGCGATCCCAGACCTGCAAGTGCATTCTGTTAGAGAACTTAAAATTATATTTCTTACATAGTTCAGCCACTACAGGCCCAACTTCTAGTAGCTCTTTACGGCTACCGCACATTGGCATAATCCATACTTGACTTGAACGTACAGCTACTTCAGGGCTATTAAGATAGTTTTCTAATACTTCATTTAAGTCTGACTCTTGTTTAGCTACAAACTTAAAACAAGCATCATGTACAGCTAGATAACGCAATACTTCTGGTTTATAACGTTTATCAGCAGGATCTCCGTTACTTGATAGTTTAGGCGAAGTAGTATATGTTACATGTACGCCAATACGAGACCATTCTTCATCCGGCATAATAGTGCCGTTAGTTTCAAAGTCTACATGCAATGTAGGCCTACCAATATCTTCCATTGTTAATGTTCTGCTGTAGTTTTTAAAACCCCAACGATCTCTAATAAACTTAACAAATAGTAATAAGTTCTTTTGCTGAATAAAAGGTTCACCACCAGTTAACTTAAGTAATGCACCTTCTTTTAAACGTTCATGATAATCGTTTTTCTCAAAGAGTTGTGCAACCTCTTCAAATGTCATTTTGTTTTTCTTAGACCAGCTAATATAGCTATCACAACCGTTCGGTGAGTCTTCACTCTTAAAACCGATACATGTTAAGTTACACATAGCCATTCTCATAAACACTGAAGGATGACCGATATAACGGCCCTCTCCTTCTAGCGTATAGAACACAAAATCGTCTGAAATAAATAAAGTTGTATTAGGGTCAATATTAGACATAGAGGTATTATATTATATGTTATTAGCTTTTCCACCCACTTTGAGGTATAGTTTCAAATATAGCACTATTGCCTTCATGTTCCCAAACTTCTACTTTTTCACACCAGCATCTTCCGTTAGTTAAGTCTTTAACGTGTTCGTTTGCTAGTTTATGACATAGTTCAGCAAACCTTTCAATACCTACTCCGTCTTCAAGAATTACTAGTTCAATCATCTTACGTTCTTCTAGTTGTTTAAACATATCTAAGTCAGGGTCTTTAGCCCAAACCACTGTTTTATGGTCGAAATATTCTTCTAGAGCAGTTTTAAGTTGCTTAAGACCGCCGAAATCAACAACCCAGTTGTTGTTATCTAATGTATCACAAGAGAACCAAAACTTGGCCTGTAAACGATAGCCATGAATAAAATGACAATGGCTTTGAGCGTAGGGCTGTCTGAAAGCAGCCGAACCCAACGGAATGACTTTAGTTGATGTAAATTTACCCATACCCTATGGTAGAGGTATTTAAAATAATATCAACTTAAATTAAGTCTTTTGTGTGTTTTTCAATCCAACCTTCTAGTATACTAGGCTTTATATCGGGCGGGGTAGATATAACAGCATTGCTTTCTTCGTTAGAGTTAAACAAATACCGTTGTATGTCTTTTTTCTCCGCAATACTATCCAATCTAACATGTAAAGCAGCTCTTTTATTCTTTACTACTGTGTTGCCAAGTAAAGCAATATCTATACAGTTTAACTTAATAAAAACACCAGAATCTTCATAGTTTGCCAATATATCAATAAACTCTCTTTTGTTAGCATCCGATCTAAAAAACAAAAATATGGGTACATCATCACTGCTATACTTTTTGTTTTTGTATTTTACTATCATACATTTATTTATATTGATAGTAAATATTGATATGGCTGCAACAGGAAAAAGTTTAAAAAAGGAATTTATCGTGCCAAATACTACCCCTCCTCCACCCCCACCTACGTTCGCTCAGCACTATATACATAACAGCCGGTTTCAAGTTACCCCTGATTTTATTAATTACATAAAAAGTGTAGAGAACGGTATAAAAGCAGGCTTTAAGCACGGTTTATGGCATCCGCACAAGAGTGTAGAGGGTGGTGCAGATACTATTGCATATGGCCACAAGTTACAGCCTGGTGAGAACTTTTCTCGTGGTATTACAGATGTACAGGCTACTGAAATGTTGAAAAAAGACATACAAACTGCTGCTACCAGGGCAAAACAAATAACAGACTTTAGATTCGGGCCTGGTGCATTTGATCGTCTTGACAACAGCAAAAAAGAAATGCTAACAGACTTTGCCTTTAATGGTGTATTAGGAAAGTTTCCTAGATTTTTAGATGGTGTAGTTACCGGAAATGATAAAGAAGTTAAAGCTCAATACATACGACATGTAAACGGCAAAGAAATGACCGGTCGTAACCAAGCTTTTGCTAACAGATACTTAAAGCCTTAAGCTTTACCCTGTAGTTTACCAAGCACCGCCATAATACCAGCATCTTTATTTTGCTGTGTAACTGGTGTGGTAAGTACTTTAGCATCTTCATCGCTTATTAGGTTAGGGTTGTCTCTAACTGTCATAATAGCGTTTTTAGCCATATCTAATAAAGTAGTCTCCCAGTTTGTTGTCTCCTGAGAAGTTTGTGGCACTTGTTCAGGTTGACCTCCTAACGGCTGAGGTGGTTGTCCAGTTTGATTTAAACCAGCAGCAGGCGTAGTAGGTTGCTGTTCTGGAGTAGCAGCTACAGGAGGTACTGGTGCTTCTAATAAAGTACGAAATATACTATCTGCTATTGCGTCAAATTTTTTCATATTAAACAGCTGGTGTTACACCTGAAGAAACACTTGGTGTACTACCTTGAGTGCCACCAGCTGTACCTTTACTTTTCACAACTAAATCTGCTAAAGCTTTTGATGCTGTTGCTGTATCCCCGGATTGTAATGCTTTAAGAAAAGCTGGATCGTTATAAACAGCGTGTATGCCTTGAAGTGTATTACTTGCCGCAGCTGCAGTTGCTGCTTGTGCTGCGTCTACAGATTTTTTTGCAACGTCTGATTGCTGATCAGGTGCTATTACATCTGTCAGTCCTTCATCAATAGTAATTTGATTTAATAACGTTAAAAACTTACTTTTTGGCTTCATTTCAATATATTTACGACTTTTTTGTATATTTGCACTTGATTTTATTTGGCAATAAAGTAATATAAAGTGTCGTCGGTTTAAGGAGTATACCACATATAATAGTATTATATGTATTAATAATAGGGACTCAGGAGCAAAGCTCCTTCGTCTCAGTCTTGCAGACCTTTTTAACAAGTTCGCTGCGCTCACTATATATTATATAATTAGAGCGAGAAATCCAGCTCATGGTTTGAATACGGATGCTAAGTTTTCTATGCCAAATTTCGTGCAAAACCGTTTGATTTTGTTAAAACTATACTTGCTATAATCAATAGAATAGCGAAACTCTTTGAGCTCGGTAGTTACTTCTGTGTATTCCGCAGTATTTTTGTCAACTAATGCTGTTTTATATGGTTTACTGGTAATATAAAGTAGTATTGGGAAACACTTCTTTACCTCTTTTATAAACGGTAATATATCCATATTACACGTTGTTTTATTAATCCAGTATATAGTGTTCTTTTTATCTTCTAAGCTAGAATATTCGGTAAAAAGAGTGTGAAGAGTAAAATAATGTATAAGCTTGAGATAATCCTGCCGAGGTAAACTGTCATATGTTTGTATATTAAGTTTGCGTAGTTCCTTCTGAAAGGAGCTTAGAATCTGACTTTCCGTCTCTTGAAAGTTTTTCAGATACAGGTTGTACTTTAACGGGTAAGGTTTCACCGAATAATAAGATAGGCTCTTTATTGCTTTGTGCAAGCTTTTTTAGCAAAGCATCTGGTGCTCTACCAATACGGCAGTTTATAATGCCGTTATAATAACCACCTTTAAGTAACACATCATGATCAAACTGTATTTTAGCTTCATAATAAGCTAACTCAAACTTACTGTCACAAAAACGTAGTATTTCAAACTTAAATTTGTCTTTACCAATCTTCTTTATATCTTCATTAACATCATTAGAGGATGAAGTATAAGTCTTCCAATCTGTCTCTACGTCAAAGTGTCTTTTGTTTTTTCTTCCTTTGAGAGGCTTAAGTTTTTTAACGCTTTTAATCTGCTTTTTACCGAAATAGACCTTACCACTGACCAGGTTTGTAATACGATAAATAAAACCGTAAGGCAAAATATCGTTGTTGAAAGTTTCATTTGTTGTCCAATGGCCTATGTCCATGCATCCTACTTACATCCCTTTTGGAAATGTTCTACGTTGTAATGGAAGTAACGGTTGAGGCTCACCATTCATTTTTTTCTTTTTGTCCTTTTTAGGTTTTTTACTACCAGTACCCCATATATTTCTTGCATCTCCTGGTGCATAAAAATCACTTGATTGTCCTGTTACAGGAGCATGAGCCTGGTCTGCACCAAAAGCACTACCAGTTGTCATGTCTTCTAAAAGCTTAGTATACAAAATATTAAAGTTTTTCACGTAGATTTATTAATTTTATAATATATACTTAGTAAGATTTATGGACTTACTCAATATAGATAAAATTATTAGTGACTTTCAATCTGAACTTACTAATGATATTAAAATGGATGAACTATCCATTAAAGAAAAAGCTATGTTAGCACCTACTACTAAACATAAGTGGGTTGCAAAAACAATGCAATACAAGAGTGCACTACTCAAGTTAGAATATACCAAGAAGCAAAAGATTAAAACTAAAGCATTTAACTCTCCTGTAGTACTGTCAAAAACGGCTCAAGAACAAGCTATAGCAGGGGATGATGAGATTGTTTCTATTAATGCTTGTATTGATCAAGTGAAGATAATCTTAGAGTACCTTGAAAAAATAGAAAAACTAACCAGCTCGTTAACGTACGACTATAAAAACGTAATAGATTTACAAAAACTTGAGACAACATAATGGTAGTTGAGTTCCAATATGACCCAAAGCGTAAGGAAGTAAAAATCGTTTCAGAATATCTTCCTAATATAAAAGAGCACTTCAGTGTTAAGAACCCGGGTGCTCGTTTTAATCGTTTTGCTAGGTTCATTCCTCAGCGCATATATGCTATTACACCTGCAGGGTATTGTGGTATTGGTTTAGTACCTGGTATTATAGAGTTTTTAAACAATCAGAACATACCGTTTGAGATTAAAGTTAATCAAGAATATAAAGACATCGTACAAAAGACTCATATACTCGACCCTGATAGGTTTAAAACATTAAGTAGTGAATTTAAACTTAGAGACTACCAAGAAACAGCAGTTAGTAAAGCACTAGACAATGGTTACGGAGTTGTAGAGTTAGCAACAGGTGGTGGTAAAACTTTAATCATTGCTAACTTGGTATATGCTGCATTACATCAAATAGAACCTACTGAAAAAATATTAATAGTAGTTCCAGACTTAGGTTTAGTGTCTCAAACTCATAAAGACTTTACTTCTTATAACTTTCCTATGGAAATAGTAAGTAAGTGGACCGGCAATACTGAAATAGACCCTAATGCTCGGGTTATTATTGCTAATATGGGTATATTACAGAGTAAGAACTCAGATATTAGTTGGTTTAGTAAAGTAGGTTTATTAGTTGTAGATGAATGTCATAAACTACGTAGAGGTAATAAGGTTTGCAAACTACTTGACAAAGTACCTACATTAAGACGTATTGGTTTTACAGGTACGTTACCAGAAAATAATATCGATACATGGAATATTAACAACTTTATTGGTCCGGTTGTATTTAAAAAGACAACTACGGAGTTAAGAGAAGCTGCTGGTGGGGAGTATATTGCTAATGCACAATGCTTAGCTATTAAACTTAATTACGACTTTAAACCAGATTATACAGCTGTATCTTCTGCACAAAGATACTTGCTAGAACTAGATTATATACATAACAATAAGTTTAGAAACAAAGTAATCAGACAACTAGCTCATAACTTTAAAAACAACTGTCTTATTCTTATAGATCATATAGCTCATGGAGACAATCTCTATAAAGAGCTATCTACTTTAACGGATAAACAGGTATACTTTATACAGGGTAGCGTAGAGGTGGAAGAACGCCGCAGAGTACAAGAAATCATGGAACAACATAATAATGTTGTGTGTATTGCCATTAGTAAGATATTTTCTACTGGCATTTCTATAAAAAACATACATTATATAGTGTTTGCTGCAGGCGGTAAATCAAAAATTAAAACTCTACAGTCTATTGGTCGTGGATTACGTGTTCACGAAAACAAAGACATATTGACATTGGTCGATATTGTCGATGATTTAATTTATGGTATTAAGCACTACGACAAACGAAAAGAATTTTATGACCTTGAAAAAATCAAAATTACCGAAAAAACAATTACTGAAGCAGTCTGAAGGGCCGTCGACTGTAAAAATAACTAAAATAGCTAAAGCAGATAAGCCTAAGAAGCCATTAAGTGAATCTGCTAAAGCTAAAAAGGTATACTATGTGAGCCCAGCTGAATTTACAGAAGAACTTCGAAAATATTACGCAACTAATGTAATGAGTGATAATCTCGCCATTATGATACGCAATATTGCTTATGGGTTAGCACATGCATCTAACTTTATTAACTATACATTTAAAGAAGAAGCTATTGGAGACTCTCTTATCAATATGTTTAATGCATTAAAAGATAAGAAGTATAACTTCGACAAAGGCTTTAATCCTTTTTCATATTTTAACTCTATTGCCTTTAACTGCTGGCGTTCTCGTATTAAGAAAGAAAAACGTATGAGAGACACACTAGCAGCATATCAAGAAGAAGTATATAGCGCCATTGGACCTCAAGTAGGTATCGATGACCCAGTAAACCCTATTAATAAACATGTTGATTAAAAACTCAGAAGTCGGTATATTTTCAGATCCTCATTATGGTGTACATCGTAACAGCGCAACCTGGCACAAGATTGCTCTAGATCATGCAAAATGGGCTGCTGAACAGTTTAAAAAGAACGGTATACAAGACATAATAATACCAGGAGACATATTTCATGATCGTAATGACATTGCTGTTAATACTCTTCACGTGGTTACTGACATTTTTGATGTATTGCGTGATTTTAATATCATTATTACCGTGGGTAATCACGATGCTTACTACCGGGATAATTCTACTGTTAATTCCGTATCCATTCTTCGTGGTTGGAGTAATATTACTGTTGTTGACACTCTTACCGTCGAAACACTCCAAGGAAGAAAAATAGCATTTTGTCCTTGGGGTCAAGATATTAATGAAGTACTTAAGTGTGATTTAATCATTGGTCATTTTGAAGTTAACAGCTTTAAGATGAACTCGTTTAAAGTATGTACAAATGGGTTAAAATCATCTGATTTAACTGATAGAGCACCTTTAACTATTACTGGTCATTTTCACCACAGAGAAGAGCGCAAATATAAAGACGGTACTATACTTTATGTAGGTTGTCCGTATCAACAGGATTGGGGTGACTTTGGTACAACTAAAGGTTTGTATATATTAGATCTTGCTGATTTGAGTTACAAGTTTATAGAAAATAATGTTTCTCCGTCTTATAGACGATTACAGTATACTGAACTTACTAGCGGCATATATACACCGGAAACGCTTAAAGCTGCTATACAAGGTAATATCGTTAAGTTTATTGTCGATAAACCTGTAGATCCGATCACTTTAGAAACCATAGTACGTAAACTCGTTGCAGTTAAACCTGTAGAGTTCACAATGGAGCATGATGTCACTGAACAAAGTAAAATTAATATTGAAGAAGCTGCTAATAAGGAGTTTAACATAAGTGTAGAGAAGTCTATTGACGAGTTTGTTGAGTTAATGGATGTAAAAAACAAAGAAGCAACTAAACTTTATGTTAACGATCTTTATTCCAGAGCAGTAAAAATGTAATATGAATATTGCCTTACACTCAAATCAATTCGATAACCGCGGTTCTACCCGCGTAACCTATGATTACGGTCTAGCACTAAGAGATATACTTGGTCACAACGTAACATTTGTTACCTCTAGTATGAATGCTAACGAGGGTATTGAAAAAATATCTAAAGAGTTTGAAGTCATTACATACGATTCTAAAGTAGAAGTATCTCTTGCTTCTGTAGTAAAAACTGATATAAGCAGAGTAGTAGATGATAAAAAAATAGACTTCCTATACATGTTTAAATCTGGTACTATAGATCACATTACACCAGATAACTGTAAAACAGGTATACATTGTGTTTTTAACTGTAGTGAGCCTCATGGAAGTGTTTATGCTGCTATATCAGAAAACTTAGCTAAAAAATACAATATAAACAAGTTTGTACCCCATATTATTAATAAGGTAGCACCTAATAAAGATATTAAAGCTGCACTAGGCATACCTAAAGATGCTTTAGTTATTGGTAGACACGGAGGTAATGATTCATTTGATTTAGCATTTGTACATAGAGCAGTAGAAACTATTCTTAAAACAAGAAACGATGTTTACTTCCTATTTTTATCTACTAATGCTTTTATTAAACATGATAGAGCTATGTTTTTTCCGTGGATAACTAATGATGTTGGTATATCTAATTTTATTAATGCATGTGACATTATGATACATGCTCGTCATATGGGAGAGACATTTGGTTTAGCAGTAGGAGAGTTTTCCTCTCATAACAAACCTGTGATGACCTGGAGCGGTAAAATGCCATGGAGTGGAGAAACCAATCTTGGTTACGATACCGCTCATATAGATCATTTAGGAGATAAAGCTATACTTTATCATGATTATAACAGTCTAGTTAACATTATGGAAGGTCTAGATGTGCAGTATTTACGTAGTCAAAACTGGGACATGTTTTCAGAGAAGTTTAGTGCTAACAATGTAATTAACCAATATAAGGATGTATTTTTAACATGAAAATCGGTGTTGGTATTATTACCTGTAACAGAAACAACTACTTAAAAGCTTTAATAACTACACTTCCTATGGACGTGGTAGATGCTTTAGTCGTAGTTAACGACGGTAAGGCTGAAAATCAAATAGAGGTACCAGGTACTTGGTTACAGAATGAAGTCAATCTTGGTGTAGGTAAATCTAAAAACAAAGCAATGAAGTATCTTTATGATGCTGGTTGTAATTATATTTTTATTATTGAAGATGATATGCTTATTAAAGATAAAAATGTATTTATGAAATACATTGAAGCATATCAAGAAACCGGTATACAACATTTTAACTACGGACCTGGTTCACCATTTAACCGTAAACAAAACATAGAGTTTGATCTTCATAATAGACATTTACTCGATCAAAAGAGTCCTGTTAATCCTCGTATTGTTATTGAGTATCCTGGAGAAATTAAGATTGCATTATATACTCATACAGTAGCAATGTTTTCGTTTTTTACAAGAGAAGTACTCGAGAAGGTAGGCTATATTGACGAGCAGTTTTATAATGCTTGGGAACACGTAGACCATACCTATCGTATTGCACTAGCTGGTTACCATCCTCCATTTTGGTGGTTTGCTGATATAGCTGATAGTGAGAAATACCTCGAAGAAGCTCCTGGTGCTATCGATAACTCATCTATTGCAGACAAGAAAGAACAATGGCATAAGAACGTGTACGGTGGTAGAGAGCTTTACAAGACTAAACACGGACACTATCCGAACGAACCTAAAAACTATACTCAAAACGAGGTTTTAAATATACTTAAACAAATAAAATACCGTAAATGAACGAAATCATTACATATGGACAGAACTACAGTCTTAACAAAGGTATAGAAAACTTTGTTAAGTCAGCTGTAAAAACTAACAATACTGTCACTGTTATAGGCTACAATCTTAAGCAAGATGTACTAGATTATCTCAAGAAAAATAACTGTAACTTTGTTGATGCTGATCAAATAGCGAAAAAGTATAATGTGGATATGAAACTATCACCTTATACACTTAAAGTTATTTTCTTTTATCTGTATTGCAGTAAAATTTCTACAGCTGATAATGTGTTTTTGTGTGATTTTACCGATGTTTATTTTAATAAAAACATATTTGATTTCGTTTCAGTAAAACCAATGGTATTTGGGGAAGGTCAGATAATACGTAACTGTCAGACTAATACTACTTGGATAAACTTATGTTATAATCAAGACATATACGGATTGTTACAAAAGTATGAGATTATTAATGGAGGAGCCATACTTGGTTGGAGATCTCAGTGTATAGGTTTATTAAAAGAAATGTGTTTAGATACTTCTATTATATTAGGTAGAATAGGAAACTATGCTAATATAGATCAGGCCATACTTAATAAGGTGGTTCGTTTTGATCAATACAGATACGAAATAGGGTCTAAAACAACTGTACTAAACTTAGCACAAGTTAGCATACAAACTAAATGGAATAAGAGCAATGTACCAGCTGTATTTCATCAATATGACGGGCACCCAGATGTAGAAAGTTTTATTAATGAGCAAAGTTGATGTAATCATTTTATCTCTTGTTAACGATGACAAGAGCTTTGAAGTAACTAAAAGATGTATTGATTCTTATATTAATACAGCTGATGAACTCATTAACAATATATTTGTTATTGAAACTAATAAAACCTTTAATAGAGATTATAATCAACCTAAAGTAGAGGTAATAATACCCCCTTACGAGTTTAACTATAACCAGTTTTTTAATATAGGTTTAAGCCGTTGTAAATCAGATTATATAATAGGCCCTAATAACGATTTAATAATACAAGAAAACTGTATACAAAACATCGTAAAAGAGTTTGAAACCAACTCTACTATCAGTTCTATTAGCCCTATTGATAGAAATTGGCATCGTCATACTAAACAGTATTTTCCTGATGATAATAAACTTTATTATGGGTATGAAACATCTTTACACTTGTTTGGTTGTATATTTGCAGCAAGACGCGGAGTATTTGAAGTTATAGGTTATCTTGATGAACGTTTCTTTTTCTTTTATCAAGATAATGATTACTCAATGTGTTTAGAAAGAAACAAACTGTTACATGGTGTATTAACCAGTGCTAGAGTTAAACATAAAGTAGGTGGTACATCTGCTAAAGGCTCTTCTAGAACAGATTATACCCCAGAGAACATGAACAAACAGGGTAATATTTTAGCAGATAAATGGAATAACGAGCCGTTCAAATCAGGTGGATTTAAACAGTTCAAACCGTATATACTTTAAATGAACATTTCGTTTTTATATCCTAGAACCCCTCAAGATGTTTGGAATACTTCAATAGCCATACAAAATGCTTTTGACAAACTAGGACACACTACAAAATGTTACTCTTCAATGACTGTTGAAGATCAATACTCGGAAGACGGGTTAAAAGCATTACTAACAGACGCAAACAATGGTACATTTGTACCAGATGTTATTATTAACTTTGATTATGGACGCTTTCAAAGCCCGTTACTTAAAAAGAGCTCATTCCCATCTGCAATATGGGTATTAGAGTCTGGAGATGACCCTCAAAGCTTTAATAACAACTATATTAAAGCTAAAGCTGGTAACTTTGATATTATTTTATCTCCAGATATTAGATGTTGTGCTACATACAACTCCCAAGGCTATAATGCTATGTGGTTTCCGCACTTTGCAGATACTGATATGTATCCTGAAAGAGTGTATAGCATTGAACCTGATTTAGATGCTGTATGTACTAGAGATGTTTCTGACAAGTTTTTTCAAAGTGTAAGAGCCCGATTAGGTAAACGTTTTGATACTCGTAGCGGGTTGCATGCTTTAGAACATTCATCATATCTTAGAAGAGGTAAAATAGTATTACAAAACAGTCAATATAAAGAGGTTACACGACGTATATTTGAAGGCATGCTAGCTAATAGAATGGTCATTGCTGATAGACCTGAACCAGGTACTCGTATTGATTTAATATTTGAAGAAGGTAAAGAGATTGTTTATTTTGATTCTTTAGATGATTGTATCAATAAAGTTAACTACTATACTGAACACAAAGATGAAAGACTTAAGATAGCGCAAGCTGGGTTTGATAAAGTATCAAAGTATCATACTGCTATGTCTAGAGTTAAGTCATTATTAAAACATTTATGAAAATACTTTATTTAACAAAAGGCGATCACGTAGACTATCAAAACGATGCGTTGTTGATAGGCTTGAAACAGTTATACGGTGCAGATGTAGTAGACTATAATAAACAAGCCCATAACTACGACACTTATGATGCTGAAAAGGCTAGTAAACTTTATGGTATGGGTATGACAGTAACCCGTGTGTTGCCAGATTTAGAAGTTGATCGTACTGATATTACTTCTAAGATAAAAAACAAACACTACGATCTTATTGTGTATGGTTCTATTTGGAGATGTAATGATTATATCGATGATATATTAAAATATTACCCGTTTGATAAAGTTGTAGCAGTAGACGGTGAAGATGAAACAAATATACACCCGGTTTATAATCGCGGTATAATGTATTTTAAGAGAGAACTTGTTTATCAAAAAGACCGTTTGTTTCCTATTACTTTTGCTATACCAGATTCTAAAGTTAACTTCAACACGAATAAAACACGTAATGGGGCATTTATTACTCCTTTAGATAAGAGTACATACATATACAAAAACGAAAAAGATTATTATAATGATTATAATCAATCGAGATTTGGAGTAACAGTTAAAAAAGCTGGTTGGGACTGTTTAAGACATTACGAAATACTTGGTAACGGATGTATTCCTGTGTTTTATAATATAGAAAACTGCCCTTCATTAACCATGGCAACGTTTCCTAAAAAGGAATGTCAAGAGGTAATGAGCTTGCTTCAGAAGAAAACAGATCCAGTTAAAGTGTATGAACAGTACATTGAAACTTTCAGGAAAGCACTTTACGAAAACTGTACAACAAGTGCGGTTGCAAAATATTTTCTAAACACGTTGAAAAAGAATAGCTAGAGATTATAATGATCTCTAATGCAGTACGTATTTTTTAAGTCTTTAAAGATAACTAACTTTTTATCTGTTGGTAAACGCCCGGTTACTGTAGATTTTAAGCCAGGCTTAAACATTATTACTGGCCGCAATCTAGACAAGGCAGATCGTGCTAACGGTGTAGGTAAATCTACTATTGCAGATGCTATTCATTTTGCTCTATACGGCTCTACTATTAGAGAGCTTAAAAAAGAGAATATTGTCAATAATCTCTATCCAGAAGATGTTTGTGAAGTAGAGATCGAGTTTACTACAGATGTTAATCATGTTAAGACAGAATATAAAATAGTAAGAACACTTAATCCTACCAAATGTTTTCTCTTCGTAAACGGAGAAGATAAAACCCGTTCAGGTGTACCACAAACAACTGAATATATTATTGATATTATTGACACTTCACCAGAAGTATTTCAGAATAGTGTAGTAATGACCATAAACAATACAGTTCCGTTTATGGCTCAGAAAAAGATCGAGAAACGTAAGTTTATTGAGGGTATACTTGGTTTAGAAGTGTTTAGCAATATGTTAAGTATTGCTCGTTTTGACTTTAATGAAGTAAAACGTTTATTAGATGTTGAACACGCTAAGGTAGACGAAAATGATAGAGCTTTACAAGATAGTATTAAACAAAAACAAGTTTATGAAGAGAGTAAGTTAAAACGTAAAGAAGTACTACTTACTCGTCAGCGTAACAATCAGCAAGAGATTGCGCTTATTAACGAAAAGATCGGTAAGCTCGAATCAGTCGATACTGAAGCTGAGAAAAAGATATTAGATAATATGGCAGCCCTTAAAACTGCTGAAACTTTATGCGATCGTAAAATAGCTGCGGTTAATAAGCTTATTACTGAAGCAGAAACCCATATTAAGCTTAATAATGACCGTATTAAAAAACTTAAAAAAGTAGATAGTAAATGTCCACATTGCGGTAAAGATCTCGCTGAAGCAACTAATACTCAATACGAAAAAGATAAAGCAGAGTGTCATGCAGAAATACAAAAATATACAGAGATTGTTAATACTCAAAAACCACTTTTAGTAGAAGCACAAAGTCAGTTAAATAAAGTTGAGACTCATATTACTAATGCACAGAAAAAGATAAACGATTTTAATATTCGTAAAAAAGAAGTAGAAAACATTAATAATCGTTTAAATCAACTCAATGTATGGCAATCTCAACTTGTAGTAGATATTGATGCTCTTAATAACGAGGATAATGTATATACAGACAATATTAAAAAGATTGAAGACCGTATATCTGAAGTAAAAGCTAAAGTAGATGAACTACAGATTAAGATCGATATTATTGAATCAGCTAAGTTTATTACTTCTGAAGAAGGTGTAAAATCGTTTATTGTTAAAAAGATATTAGAGGTACTCAATCTTAGACTTGCTTACTATCTTAAGAAGCTTGAAAGTAACAGTACAGTTAAGTTTAATGAGTTCTTTGAAGAAACTATCACTAATGAACGTGGTGCAGTATGTAGTTATTTTAACTTCTCTGGAGCTGAACGTAAAGCTATCGATCTTGCAATGATATTTGCGTTTCAAGATATCCGTAGAGCACAAGCTAATGTATGGTTAAATATATCTGTATTTGATGAACTACTTGATTCGTCTTTAGACGAAAAAGGTATTGAACTAGTATTGGATATAATACGGGATAGAGTGGAAAAGTACCAAGAGGCAGTGTATATAATATCACACCGCAAGGAAAGTATGAAGTACTGTACAAGTGGTGAAATCATATTCCTAGAAAAGAAAAACGGCATAACAGTAAGATCAAACAACTTTAATAATGAATAACTCATTCGTAATCGGTGCACCAGCATTACCATTAGGAGCTCCTACTTTAGGGGTAACTACACCTAACTCTCAACCAGTACTTCCAAGCGTACCACCTACAAAGATGGCAATGAGCTTTGCTGCTGACCATGGTGGATGCGGTTTTTGGCGTATGCACTGGCCAGAATCTATAATCAACTCTTCAGGTAAAGGAGTTGTACAGAACTCTACGATGATGATACTTGACCCAAGACAGTATCAAAATATACAATCAGTTAAGATACAACGTCAAGTCACTGAACCACAACTTCAGTTTGCTAAGTTCTTAAGACATACTTCTGATAATGGAAGCAAGTTTAAACTGTATTATGAAATCGATGACGTTATTTTCCCAGAAGATATTCCATTATACAACAAGTCTAGAGAAGCATTTGTTAACCCTATTATTGGTAAAACAGCAATAGAGATTATTAAGCTCTGTGATGCTATTACTTGCCCTACCAAGTACATGGCAGATTATTATACAGAAAAGACTGGTGTACCCGCTATTGTAGTACCTAACTACCTACCTAAGTTTTGGATGGATCGTTTTTACAGTAAACAAAGAGTGGCGGAGAACTTTGATCGCAACAAGAAACGTCCTCGTATCGGTTATGTTGGTAGTCCAACCCACCTTAATGTACAGCGCTTGCCTGGAGTGGTAGATGATATTGAACCATTTACTGATATTATTCGTAAGACTTACAAAGATTACAAGTGGGTGTTTTTTGGAGCCGCTCCTTTCGGTGTGCAAGATTTAATTGCAGCTGGTGAAGTTGAATATGTACCTTGGAAGAGCTTGTATGAGTATAGTTATACGTTTGATTCGTTAAACTTAAACTTAGCATTTGCACCTTTACAAAATAACAGGTTTAACTATGCAAAAGCACCCATTAAGTATCTTGAAGCAGGTGCATTAGGTATTCCATGTTTATGCCAAGATGCTCCACCATACAATACAGATCCTGTAGCACCTCTACGGTTTAATACTCCTGATGAAATGATGGATCTAGCTAAGAAGCTACTAAAAGATCGTAGAATGTACTTAAATGAGTCGGATGATGCTCGTAAGGTTGCAACCAAGTATTGGTTAGAAGATCACATTGATGAGCATATGAAAGTTTACTTTCCTTCTTGATTAGTTTGTAAAATGGTACATAATATGTTTTGTGTATCGTAACGTATATTATAACTCAAGAGAATCTTCTGCATACCTATTTACCTGGGACAAAAACGGTAAACGGGTTGTTAAGAAAGAACTGTATAGTCCTTACTTTTATGTAGAGACTAATCAGGACAATCACGATGCTATATCTATTTTTAACACTAAGTTAAAGAAGAAGGTATTTAAGAACTCGTATGAACGTAATAAGTCTGCACAAGATGGTGCTATTAAACGTTTATATCACAATATTCAGGTAGAGCAACAGTTTCTTATCGAAAAGTATAAAGATGACTACGAAAAACCTGAGTTTTCTGCTAACCCGTTAAAGGTTTGCTTTCTTGATATCGAAGTTTACTCGCCAGATGAGTTTCCTGAAGCTAAGGATGCAAAGCACCCTATTAACCTTATAACCATATATGACAACTTATCTGATACGTTTTATACTTGGGGTGAAAAACCTTATACACCAACACGCGACAATGTTGTATATACAGAGTGTCGTAGTGAGGTGGATTTGCTTAATAAGTTTCTAGAGTTCTGGGAAAACGATTATTACCCAGATATTCTTAGCGGGTGGAACACGGACTTTTTCGACTTTCCTTATACTATTAATCGTATCAATAACTTATTAGGTGAAGATGCTGCAAAGCGTTTATCTCCATTAAAAAGTCTTTGGTGTCGTAAAGGTATCTTTGTTAAAGGTCAAGAGCTAGATCGTTGGTACATTCACGGTATATCAGCTATGGACTACATGGAAGTGTATAAAGGCTTTGCACGTGGTTTATTAGAGTCATATGCACTAAACTTTGTAGCACAACATGAACTAGGTGAAGGTAAACTAGCTATTAACGCTACTAACCTAGCCGCTTTAGCCGGTAGCGATTGGAAAAACTTTGTAGACTATAATATTCAAGACGTTGATCTGTTAGTACGAATGGAAAAGAAACTACAGTTTTTTAAGATCATACGTATGTTAGCTTACAAAGGTTTAACTAGCTTTGAAGCTGCTTTAGGTAAAGTTCAAATTGTTACCGGTTGTGTTGCTTTAGAAGCATACAAGCACGGTTTGGTTATACCAACGTTTGTGTCTGGTCCTACTAGAGATGAAATCGAAGGTGGGTACGTTAGAGATCCTGAACGCGGTTTAAAGACTGCTATTGTGAGTTATGACGCTAACTCTCTATACCCTAACACCATTATTACTCTCAATATATCACCAGAAACTAAAATAGGCAAAATCGTACGCAAGACAGATACAGAAGCAACGTTATTATTAGCTAGTGGTGCAGAAAAGACGGTACCACTCGATAAACTTGAAAAGTTTATGGAGATAGAAAAGTTAGCTATATCTAAAGCTAATGTTTTATATACTCAAAAGAAAAAAGGCGTTGTGCCTTCATTGATTGATGGTCTTTATAGTGAACGTGTAAGAAATAAGAACCAATACATTGAATACAAAAAACAACTAAGTAATTTACCCCCAGATACAGATGAGTACAAAACGTGTAAGTTTAATATGGAACGAGCTGACACCATCCAGCACGTTATTAAAATTCTTCTTAATTCTATTTATGGTGTTTTTGCTAATAAGTTTAGCCCTATTTGCGATAGTGATCACGCCGGTAGTATTACTCTTACTGGTCAGTCAGTGGTTAAGCAGGCGGGTATCATCCTTGATAAATACGCTAAAGACAAATACGGGGTTAATACGTCCCTTAACATTTACGGTGATACTGATAGTACTCATATTACTATTAGACCTATCCTTGATAAAATTAAGCTTAACATATTTAAAGACGGTAAAGTAACACCAGAAGGTATAGATTTAATAGACAAAGAGATTGGTACATACTTAAATAGTGAGATTAAAAAGTGGTCTGCTTCTGAGTTTAAGTCTATCGATCCTCGTTACTTCTTTAAACGGGAGTCGATTTGTGATGTAGGTGTTTACCTGCAAAAGAAACGTTATATTATTCATGTATTAAACGATGAAGGTGCAAATGTTAGTAAGTTTAAGTACGTTGGGGTTGAAATCGCTAGGTCTACAACGCCAAAGAAAGCAAAAGAACTGATTAAGAAGGTTATTGAGAACTCTTTGTTAGGTCAGGATCAAATAAAGGCAAACAGTCTTTATAAAGAGGTTTACGATGCATTTAAAAAGTTAAATGTTGATGAAATAGCTATCCGTGGCGGTCTTAGTGATTTAGAGAAGTACGAAGTAAAAGCAGATGGCTTTAAGATAGGTACCGGCACACCTAATCACGTTAAAGGTGCATTATGGTATAACCAACTACTAAAACATTTACATTTGGAAACAAAGTATGAACGAATTACTTCCGGTGGCAAAGTAAAGAAGATTTATATTGCACCAAACAAGTATAATATCGATACTCTTTGTTACCCTTACAACTTTCCACCAGAATTTAATGAATTTCAAGTAGACTATATTGAAATGTTCGATACAATAATTAAACCGCCGATATTAGCTGTATATGAAGCTATTGGATGGCGTTTACCAGATTTAACTAACGAAGTAACAACAGACTTATTTGACATATTCTCATGATTAAAATATCACACGAATCTCCCTTAAGTATGCTCGAGATATCTCGTACATACAACGATTACTGCTATGCACTCGTGCACCTCTTTGAAACTCACCCGCAATACTACAAGTTCTTTGAAGACAGTGTTAAAGGTGGTAGGCATGTTTTATTAGATAACTCTATATTTGAGTTAGGTACCTCTTTTGACTCTAAACGTTATGCTCACTGGATACAAAAGCTTAACCCTACAGAATATATTATACCAGACGTGTTAGAAGATTGTCAAGGTACTATTGATTCAGCTAAGAAGTGCTTATGGAAAGATTGGGACTTTGTTAGTAGCTCTAAAACTATTGGTGTTGTGCAAGGAAAGACTTACGGTGAACTAGTTAAGTGTTATGTAGCACTAGATCAAGAGATCGGCGTAGATAAACTAGCTATTTCATTTGACTATTCTTATTACCTTAAAGCATTTCCTCATCCTAACAAGTGGGTATCTTATATGATGGGTAGAGTAATAACTTTAACTCAGTTAATGAATGACGGTATCATTAATAAAGATAAACCTCATCATTTATTAGGTTGTGCACACCCAAGAGAGTTTAGTTTCTATCAAGGACCTGAATATAACTGGATCGAAACACTAGATACTTCTTCTCCTATTGTACATGGTATTAAAAGAGTAAGATATTCTGATGTTATTGGTAACTGGAAGAAAGAATCTACCAAACTTGTAGATCTTTTAGATGTAGTACCAGATGAAATACAAGAAAGAATCATTGCAAGCAATCTGATTCAGTTTAGAAACTATGTTAATGGATGACAACTTTAGAAGCTATAACTAATTCTGTACATGCAAACTATCCTCACTTACTGGCCGATTCTGTTTATATCCGCGATTATTCTTTCTGGGATTGTATTCGTAATCATGAACTCCCGGTAAAAGAGCTTGCAGATGTTAAACCTTACCTAATAAAACACGGTATTGTTGACTTTACACTTGTAATTTTCTTTAGTGATAATACAATAGGGTATCGACTAAACATATGAAACGTACCTTAATCTGGAAAACCTTTTTCTCTCAGAGTGGATCTGAGATATATGAGATATCTAAGCATATCGGTAGGTTTCCAGATGCAATCATAACTAATAAAAGCTTTGAAGATATGGACAAAATCAATCCTAATCTTCTAGAAAAATGTTTTGATCGTTTTATATTTTTACCTAAGAAACCAACAGTAGAAGAATATAGAGAGGCTATTAAGCATACCGATATTATTACTCTTCACGGTTATCTTCGTATACTACCGCCACAGATCTGCGGTAGATTCAAGATATACAACGGACATCCAGGTCTTATAACTAAGTTTCCTGAGTTAAAAGGTAAAGATCCTCAGGCTAAAGTGTGGTTCAGTCACGCCGAAAGACCTTACTATCAGCACGGACACGTTATACATGAAGTTATACCTGAAGTAGATGCTGGTAAAGTAGTGTCTGAGAAAGAGTTTTATAGCAAGAATATCTACAATGAATTTGATAGCTTAGACGATTATATTGGAAGACTGCATAAACTGGCAATCGAAAATTGGGTTGGCTTTATGCGCAAAAGCCTATTAAATAAATAACTTATGAGATCAAACTATAAAGCTGCAATCTGTGGCGCTCATTCACAAGGTAAGACAACGTTAGTAAAAGCACTAAAAGATGATCTGTTTTTAGACGATCAGCATTTTAGTTTTAGAACTAATCTAACGAGAGGTCTTAAAGATTTAAATGTACCTATTAATGAAGGCGGTACTTCTTTAACTCAGTATTTGATAATGGCTAGACATTTAGAGTACGGTTTAACTCCGGGTAACTGGATATTAGATAGAGGTGCTTTAGATGGTATTGCTTACACGACTTACTTTTATGAAAAAGGTCAAGTTAGTAAAGATGTGTATCAAGCTGCTTTAGCTGTTTATGAAGAACTGCTAAAAGTATATGATAAGATTTTTTATGTTGTACCTGAACTTGAAGTAAAAGATGATGGTGAGAGAAGTACAGGTAAGGAGTTTTTTGATGGTGTTGTTAAGCAGTTTGACTTTTATCTAAAACACCATTCAATGCCTACAGATAAACTTGTTTATGTAATGGGTTCTGTAGAAGATAGAGTTAAGATTGTAACTGATAACTTAAAGAAAGATTTTACCAATGAGCTATAATACTAATAATATTGACAAAGTACTTGGTCAGAGAGTTGATTCTCCTACCACCTACACGCCTGAGATCTTAGTGCGTGAAGAACGTCAACGCAATCGTACCTACTTAGGTTTACAGAACGATTCCTTACCATTCGTAGGTTACGATATCTGGAACGGTTATGAATGTAGTGCATTAACAAATAACGGTTTACCTGTTACCTGTGTTGCTAAAGTAGTGTATCCAGCTACTAACCCTTATATTGTAGAGTCTAAGTCAATGAAGCTCTACTGGAACTCATTTAATATGCAGCCTATGGGTAAGACTGTAGCAGAAGCATTAAACAATATTAAAAAGACTGCTTCAGAAGACCTATCTAAACTATTAGAGACAGATGTAGAAGTTGATCTATTTCCACAAGTACAAATAAAAGACTTTGCTGCTCGTGAAGTTTGGTTAAGAGATTATGATCCTGGTATCTGGTTACCGTTAGAAAGTATTAAGAGCGCAGAAAGTATTAAGTTTACAATATTCAACGAATCAGCTGATTTGTTAGTAGCTAATGAATCTGAAGTGAATAAAAAGCACTTCTATATGAGCACTCTATTACGTTCTAACTGTAAGATTACAAAGCAACCAGATTCAGGTGATATCTTTATCTACTATAAAAGCGATAAAGAAGTAACTGAACAATCTTTACTAGAATGGATCGTATCATTCCGTAATGAATGTCATTTCCATGAAGAAATCTGTGAAGCTGCTTATAAACGTCTTTGGGACTTATTAGAACCAGATGAACTTATGGTAACTTGTTTTTATGCCCGTCGTGGTGGCTGGGACATCGTGCCAACTCGTGCATCTGATAAAAAACTATTAGATCAACATTTAATAAACTCAAAGTACCCTTATTTTAAGTTTCCTCGTCAATAACCTTGATTAAAACAAAAACTATATTAATATAAACATATGAGCCAAGATAAACTAGTAACATTCCTAGATAATATTCAACGTACGATTATCGCCACTCTAGTAAGTGAAGATAAAACTACTTTAACAGTAACTAAGCCTGTTATCTTACAGGTTACACCTACACCAGACAAGAAACTACAAGTACAACTCTATCCTGTATTCTTTAGAGAGTTTACAGCAAATCGTGATGAGTTTGCTAACTGGACGTATTCTAAGTCTACTGTAGTAGTAAGTGACGTTGAACTTGAAGCTAACCTACAACTACAATACGCACAAATGTTCGCTACTACAGCTATTAACGCTAATACACCTGTAGTAAAGTTGTTTGACGACGAAGCTAAATAATATGGCACGTAAACCACGTACAGACGTAAACAATGACGAGACTAAGGTTTCGTCAATGAAAGATATCTTTGAAGCAGTAGATGCACTAAATGCAGATGCATCTCTGCTTTCAGATGATAACTCTCTTTCTATTGTAGGCGACTGGATCGATACAGGCTCTTATGCACTTAATGCTATCTTTTCTGGATCTCTTTACAAGGGTATTCCTGTTGGTAGGGTTACTGGTTTTTCCGGGCCTTCCGGTGCGG